ATATTTCTTCTGCCAATTCGCTTCGACCAAAGCGAACTATTGCCTTCGCACTTTTTGTTGCAGAATCAATTTCATACCTTTCGACCACACCAATCTGTTTTTTCATGTCATGGTCTAAGAGTAAAGGACTTCTGCCACTACCAATAAAGCTAGTGTCAATGTCCTCTTCAGAATGTGAGATTATCTCCATGCCAAAATCCCTTTCAACAGGTTCTTCGGAACTAACTCCGATTCTCACTCTTCTTTTTTCTTCATCGATATAAGATGCTCTTGAAAGGTCTAGGGTTCGATAGACAATATCGGACTTATCTAGTCTTTCTTCTTCATCTTTATCTTCTTCATCATGGTATGGTCGTGATTCCATCATTTCTTTGTCATCATCTTCCATACTTTCCATCATATCCTCATGTTTAGCAAACGATATTACATAAGTATCGTCTGTTTCCTCTACATTGAGAATATGTCTATCTTCTTTATATTCCATAGATTTATCCTCTTTGTTTTTGGTTGATAAAGGATGCCCTTCAGGTAGTAAGTCTGTGTCATGTTTTCCTGAACGAAAACGACCATTGCGAAGGGCATACAAGTAACTATTAATTCTTGCCGCCGCCCATTGCTCTGGACTACTTACTGAAGGTCTTACAGAAGCTGGATTAGTCTTATAAGCACCAATCCCTCTTTCATAAACTTTTGATAATACTCCGACAGTAGTTCTTTTAGATTTAACATCGCCTACTTCTTCATTATGTTCTTCTACTTTGTTTTGTATCATTTTAAGAGCCTTACCTGATACTGCTCTGGTTTCTTCTTCTTTTTTCATTTGTTCTACTAATCTTCTTGACCAAGCAAAACCAGCATCACCACCCCATAACGCCCAAGCTATTCTGCCATTTGAAGGATAGCCCTCTTCTCCTGAATTAAAACCTTCAGCTTCTTTATCAACTTCATGTCTGCTAAAAAAACTAAACATTCTTTTGATAGTATCATCAGATAAATTTTCACCTGCCACTATCTGTCTTGCTCTTACCGCACCTACTCTAGTTCCGCCACGACCAAATTCTTCACGCCAATCTAAGCCTTTTTGTGCTTCGACTTTCATGCCTTCATTTGGTTTAGCCATCTTCGCCACCCTCACCACCCTGAATGTCAGCCTCAACAGGCATCTTCATTCCAAAAGGTTGAAATGCTGTTTTAACACCATACTGTTCCGCTAACTTCTGTTCTCTTTCGTGTTGCTCAAACAACTCCTCAACATCTCTTCCATAATTTGCTTGAACATCTTGAAATGTTACTAGACCTGACTGCATACCACTTATAGAAGCCATCATTTCTTTTTGTGGGTCTACCCACGAAAAGCTTCTTGGTATAAAGCTTGCTGAATTCGCAAACTTATCGTATCTGCTCATTGGCAAAGGTTGGTTGGTACTTGGAGATGTTGAGATAGCACCACTTGATATTGACATCTCTAACCACCTTTCAAAAACAGGTCTAACGAAATGGTCAATGGTAAATCTTTGATACAGTCTGTACATCTCTCTATCTTCTAATGCACCTGCTCTTAGGGAACTGTAATTTACAGAACTAAGGTCATTGGTTAAAGCGTGATAAGAAATATTTAAACCTGATGCAATACTTCTTAAAACTTGTGTGCTGAATGATTCAAATGCTGATGTTGGATGGTCAGGGTCAAAAGATTTAAAATCCATTCCTGCTGGTAGTTGTTCAAATGTTCCAGCTTCAGCGTTCATTATTGGTACATATTCTTCATCTTCGCCATCGCCCACATAAGAATCGCCATCAGGACTTGTAAAAAATCCCATCTTACTTGCTGATACTCTTGCAGAAACTATTTCTGCTTCAAGATAACCACCAAGCATTTTTATATTTGCCATAGCGGATGCAGTAAATGGTACACCTCTGTTTTGTTCAGGTCTGTTAGGAATGTAGGCATGAATCATTTCATCAGCATTTAATCTGATGTGGCTTTGTCTTGCGTAGTATTGGTTATCAAATGGGTGATTTTTGAAGAGATAATAAGCAATAGGTTTATTACTTGCATTTAGTTCCACACCCATTTTTATTTTATTACCACCCTTTTCAGGGTTGTCATTTTTAGTTTCATCTAAATGGTCAGCTTCTAAAAACTCTATCTGATAACCAAACTCTGAATCTCTTGACTTAACATGACGAACTAATACTTCACCATCTCTTGCTAAAGATTCTATAAATAATTTTTGACAGTCTATGAATGTTAATCTGCCATTGGTTGTGCAATTACCTAAACGACACCATTGATGCCATTTCTCTTCAATAATTCTGTTTGCTACTAAATCCAAGCTACCATCATCGTTTCTTGCTTTCATTGACAAACGAATACCATTGTTGCCAACAACATTAGATTGCATCAGATTCAAATATCTTTGCACATAGCTATCATTTCTTGCTAAGTCTCTTGACCTATCTCTTAATAATCTTAAATTGGTTTTTATCTCTTCATCAGCAGATGTTGATGTTTGTAGAAAATCAGAAAATAATCTGCTGGTACTTGCACCATTGTATTTTCTTAAATTAAGAGTTTTTCTTCTTTTCGGTTTTCTTGTAAATCTGTCGTACCAAGCCATTAGAATTTAACCTCTATTGTATTACCTGACCTTTGTTTATTTTTAATTCTAGCCTTTTTAATTTCTTCTAAATATTCTACTTTGTATCTATCTCTAAAAGTTAATAATTCATCTACTGACATTCTTGATAAAGAACGACCAGCTATGGAAAAAGAAGATTGGTCTATTGATGCTCTATTCTCCAAAACAGCTTGAATATTATCTAAAACTTTTTTTGCATGACTTCTTAAATCAGCATTGGTATTAGCTAGATTTTTTACTACTGTTGTTCTGCCTGTATCTACTCTTATTCTTTGTGAATCAGATGTTCTAGTAATGAAAGCGTTCCAAACAAAATCACCATCTGAATAACTAGCTGTAGTTGAAGATGCTACTTCAACAAAATAAGTATCATCAGCTTCAGTAGCGGTAATAGCAAACTTATGTGAGCCACCACCACCTGAATCTTCGTGGAATTCATAAGTTAAAGCATAAGCAGATGTAGGATATTCGTCAGCTAAATCATCTCTTCGCCATAATAATCTATCGCCTACAACAATAGTATCTGGTTCTTGAGTTGGATAATTGGTTCTGTCAAATGCGTTGGACATACTTTATATACAAAAATTTCTTCTAAAAAAATAGAATTAAAAAGCATTTTATCATTAAAAGGTAAATAAAATTAATTTAATTTATTTGAAAATAATAGTTGTAAATATCTGTGAACCTGTTAATATAATAACCATAATTTACAAAAAAGGAGAAAATTATGACTAACTTAGAAAACCAAATAACAGAAGTTTTTGCTTCTTTTGACAAAGATTATCTAGATTCTATACCTGCAAAGTGTGAAGAACTGCAAAAAAGAGCAAAAGAAATAAGAGATAATTATGTTACTGAAATGATTGATAATCCTTGCTATAACCCTACAGACTTATGTAGTCCTAAAAAAATTGACAAAAATGGTGGTGGTGCGGTGTATGAAGCAGAAAAAGAATGTGGCGAATTTTCTCTTGGAAGTCTGTCACATTTTATTGAAATGACCACTAAAAATGCTGTTAAAAATCAAAAAGCTAGAAATCAAAAAATTGTCAAAGCATTGCAAAAGCACAACATTGACAGCATTGATATTCCTGAAGCTAAAATTACTTGGGGAAATGATTTTGAAACTGATGTTTTGATTGATGATTTGGTAGTTACTATTAAAATAATCTTTGCTGGTGGCTACAACATACAGCGTGGACATTTTAGAACTTTAGTCAACGTTCGTAAGGCTAAATAAATATCCTTAAGAATAAAGCCACCTACTCAGGTGGCTTTTTTTTACCAATCATTAACCCAAGTATTTTTTCTTCTGCGATTGATTAGATTCTTTCTTTTCTCTTGTTTTGGTCGTGCTTCTTGCGATTCGCTTTTGGTTTTTATTTTATTTAGATTTGGAGAAAGAATATAAAATCCAGCTAAAGCATAAACAAAACAATCCAATGCTTCATTTCTTTCTCTTGTTTGTTTCCAAACCAATTTCTTTTGTCCACGATGAAACTTAATAATTCTTTTCTCTGCTGTCAGTTGTTTAAAATATTCTTCATCAACTGTACTTGGGAAATGGATATATCCAGCTTGATCTTCTTCTGCAACATTCAACCAACTAAACAAAGTATCTTTAGCAGTATCAGTTCCGATTGGATAAAGACTTACTCTTTGTCTACCTGATTGTGTTGGTCGATTGGCAATTGGTCTTTCT